AAACGAAGCATCTGCAAAAGCAAACGCCTTGAAATCCTTTTTACTCAATCCTTTTACAGACTGATAGTTGTAGTAATCATCCCACACTTTCTGACCGTATTTACGTTCAAGTGATTTATAACAATGCTCAAATGCTCCATCCTCGATTAAACGGATATATTGATTTGTAGTAAGCATACCCTTGTATTTTCTATTGCTTACAAACCGCCCTTGATACCGACCATCACCCAAATACCTATGTACAGCATTATGGGTAATTTTTGTTATATTCTTCCAATCTTTCGGAATACCAAGATAACTTTTAACTAGGTCGGATTCATTTGCAAGTTCAACTAATTGTTGTCCGATTATTTTCATATTCTGGTTATAATTAAGCTGTTATAACAATCCAATCAGGACTTGGATTAAATAAAATTTCATTGGCGGTAAGAGCATGTCCGACTACTTTAACTACATCTCCATCTCCGCTTGGAGCTGTTGTTACTATGTCTCCAGAGGTAGTACCGAGATAAACTGGAGCACCTACTGTAAGGTCAGGAAAAGCTGCATCTGCTCTAATTTGTCCATAAAGTAGTATTTTTATAGAATTGCCGTCAGTTGAAGCAGCAACTGCTATACCTACCATAACTGCACCAGCAGTAGCGGTGGCGTCTGCATCGGTCTTATACCATTCTGAATCAGCAGCTTTTAAGTAAATCGTTTCACCAAAGGCAATAGTATCACCAGCAGTTCCCGTAATTGTTATACCTGAATAATCTCCGTCTGCTCCGCCTGCGGCATCTAATTCAATAGATGCTTTTTCAGTAAGCTGTAAAGTTGAAACTGTGCCGTCTGTACCAATAGACTTATTAGTAAATGCTTCTGTACCCGCTAAAGTAGCCAAAGTTCCCGTTGTAGGTAAGGTCACATCTGTATCCGCTGTTGTTGTAAGAGTTAAAGCGTCTGCTCCTGATAAGGTTAAAGAACCAGAGGCAGGTGTAAATCCTGTTACTGTGGCTGCATTTCCTGTACATGAACCTGAAGAACCGGAAACGTTACCTGTTACATCTCCAGTTAAATTACCATTAAATGTGGTAGCTCCAACTACACCTCCATCAAAAGTTACACCTTCAATAGTAATATTCTTACCAGCATAAGCCGTAAAAGTGGTGTCAGCATCTGTTTCTGCAGTAAATGCCACTCCATCAAAACCCCAATGACCGTCCAGTACAAGTTTTTGTCCCGCTGTAGGAGTAATAGTAAGTGACGAAGCACCTGCGGAAGAAATTGCATTACCATTAATAGTAATATCATCAACTGTAAGTGTAGTAAGTGTACCTACATTTGTCAGAGATGAATTTACTATATTGGCTCCCAGTGTTGTAGCATTTAAAACAGAAGTTCCATTAATCTCATAAGCATTTCCTGTAACTAAATCTATCCCATCTGCATCTATTACTGCTCCGTTAGTCACTGTTAGACTTGTGGCTATTGTTACTGCAGAAGGAAGACCTATTGTTAATGTCTGAGAAGAGGCAGAAGTACTTATTTCATTCGCTGTACCTGCAATAGTAAATGCCTGAGAATCCAAATTAACAGCTCCTGTTCCTGTATCTCCTGCAAAATCTAAATCCTGAGCCGTTATATTGTCGTCTACATAGCCCTTAGTTACCAATTTATCATTATCTCCTGCGCCTGTTGAAATACTAGCAATACTAGAAGTAACTCCCCCAATAATAATAGTTAAAATATCATCAACCGCCCAACTTATTAAATTATCGGCATCTCTACCTACATATAAAGCAACATTTTGTAAACTTGTAATATCCGTATTAGCACCCGATAAGGCAGAATTGCCTATTTTTGTTCTCTCAGAAGAAGTTAAAACTTTTGCATTTGTAGCTTCCACCATATTCGCCATATCAAATACATCCCCTGAAATAGCAGTAGGGTCATAAGTAGCAATATCTAAATAATCTCCTACTGTAGTATCCACATAACCCTTTACTGCTTTTTCAGTTGGTAAAGCTGTATCAGAGTTACCACCTAGAGTATTATCTTTTGAAAATTCATTAATAGCATTTACAACTGTAAGCCCCGCAAAAGTAGGTGAAGACGCTTTAGCTAAATTCTGGTCAATAGTACAGGTCTCTGAAATAGTCAATGTTTTACTTGTGGCACCAAAATCAATAGTTCCTGCATTTGTAGAAGCTAAGGTTACCGCATTACCGACAGTTAAATTTGCGTCTATATTTAAAGTTGCTCCAGCGGCAATATCCAAACTGGCATTTCCTTTTGCTATATTAAATGTATTTGTTCCCTCTGTAAGAACAACCGCCGTTTCTGATACAGCGTCCCCCGCAGTATTTACAGTATAAATTGCGTTGGATGTAGTAAATAAATTAGGCGTGTCCTGCAAGGATAAAAAAGTACCCCAAGAAATCTCAGATAATTGAAGCCATTGTGTATCAACATCTCCAGTAGTGGCAATACAAACATATATTGCAGGAATTCCCGCTCCATTATCCTCTACAATCCTAGCGTCATTCAATGTATTTCCTACCAATGGCAAAGATGCCTTATCCGCTACAGATGTTTTCCAATTTAAATTACCCGCTGTAAGGGTATACAGCTGGTCTATGGCTAGCTTAATATTGTTATTTGAAGGACTAGTAGCATTTACATAGCTAACTTCTTGAGCCTTATGCTTTAATAAATGTTGTCCTCTGTGTGTAATTTGTACCCCCATAGTTTCTGTGAACAAGTAATAAAATATTCTCGTGAGCAGGGCTAAGCCTGTGAGCAGAAACGTAGACCTAAAATGTATTTTAGGTCTAGGCCGCTATATCCCAAGGCGTGCCTGACCATATGGCATTGCGCCAAGCTATTTTTTCAATAGACTTAACGCCACTTACTGTCGCATACTCTAAAACTTGTTCTAAACACGCTTCTCCTGCCCTATAAGGTCACTTTTACGATAACCCAGTATTGCCTGTGTTGCCTCATTAACCATAGTGATCACGCCATCAGAGTCACTTACTAAGAACTTTTTTATATTAGGTTCTTTAGAAGAATCCATCATGCTTGCTATTAAAGAGGCTCTGAAGCCGTTTACTTGTATTTGTACCATCGTATTATCAATTAATAGATAAGTTGCTCTGACTATATTCTAATCTATTCTGTCCCTAACGGCATAGCATAGCGCCCATCTAGGGACAGCCAAGGTTAGAATACCTCGGTCAAGTATGAAACTTTAAACGAATCGTCGGCTACAATTGCTATTGCGGGTACAAAAGTGTTACCTGTTGTACTAACAGTAGGCAATGCTTCAGTTGTGAAACTAGAAGAGGCAGTTGCTTTACGTTCTACAAGTAGAACATCAGCCGCTACCTTAACAGGACGATATAAACCTAGAGCGCTGGATACACCAATACTAATCGTATCGCCAGCGGCCACTCTAGCAGGAAGAACTACTTTGTCTAATGACTTGAACGGAAGAGTACCTGATACCAAAGCGGCACCATTTGCAGCAATCGTTTCTGTAATAGTTCTATCTCCCCAATCTTTACCAGTAATTACTACATTACCAGCTACTGTGGAAGCATTTCCAGTAATCGTTAAAGCTCTATACTCATTAGGGTCGGTAAGAGTACCAGATAGGGTAGTAGTAGTTCCCGATGCTAACGTAGTAGCCCCCACAACCTTAGTTGCTGACTGAACTTCTACATCTACCATAGTTTGTACTACTGGAAAGCCACCTTCAAAGGTGTCTTGCGCCCATCTTTTTCCCCCTCCCCATATTTGGGAATTACGTCTTTTTAACATAATGAGTAGTGAATTAATAAAATAAAATTTTATGAGGGGGGTTGTTACACCCCGCTCAATGCTTTAGCAATTAGGAAATCCTAACATTCTGAATTCTAACGTGGAATTCTTCTGCACGACATACTAATACAGTTGCTTCAGTAATCATGAATTTAATCGCAGCACCTGTTCTGTCTAGCATACTTTTTCCAATTGGATAAAGGTCTTCCATATAAAGAACATCTTGACCTCTAGCCTGTTCTGTTACTACATAAATATCAGAAACTGTATTTCCAGTAGCAACATAAGTTGTAGCGTCATCTGCAATAGCAAAAGTAGCTACAATAGGAAGTTTTCCTATCATTGACTGGTAAAAACTAACTTCCACACCAGTACTCAACCCTTCGGTTGCGCCTTGGTTGATATTTACACGCACATCACCCGCTAAAGACTGGTTGATAGCACGCTTCATACCATAACTACAATAAATTGCAGTTGGGCGAACACCATAAGTATTAACAATTGTAACAATTGCTTGGTCAAGAAGGTCGGTACGGAAACCTAGAGCATTGTTAGCGTCGTCAATAGTGTTAGTAGTGATAAGAGAATCTAATCCATCAAATTCAAGAGGAGAACCAGTAGCATCACCTGTAATTATCATGGTTTCTTCATCTTGTATGACTTCACGCAAAGCAACCTCAGTCTGCTCTGCTTCTTGGTCAAGAAAAGTTTTACCCGCAGCCAACATTCTGTCAGTAATACTTTTAGTTTTACCAAGTTCCTTATATATAGCACTACGTCTTACATAAGAAGTAGCATCTTCGGTAGGTGTACCGCCTTCTGTAAAGGCCGCAGTACTTGTACCGATAGCCGTCATTACATTCCAAGAAGCCGCTAATCCAGAGCCAGTTTTACGAGCCAGCCTATCACGGATAGGAGTCTCCTTGAAATCTAAGCGGTTTACAAAACCAGATAGGTTTTCACGAGTTAATATAGCACCTGCAATGTATGTTGGAGTAGAAAGTACTTTCTCTACGTTCGCCAAGGTGCTTTGTATAGATTGTGGGTCCATAAATCAAATAGAATTAAAATAATAAAAATAACTCTTCGCTATAAACTAATTAGGCTTCAGCAACTTGAGAAGCAATAAACTCTTTTGCAAGTTTATACGCATCAGAAGGTGTTTTGCCTTTTTCCATGTATTCGCCTATTTTACTGTCCAGAAGTGCCTGAATATTGCTAGGAACCTCATTAACCTCTGTCATAGACTTCTCTACCGCTTGGAAATCTGTAGCCATTGATTTTCTACCTAGTGGCATTTGAGATAACTTCTCAATAATGTCCGCTTGAGATTTTACAATCCCCTGCAAGTCTTCCACTGATTTAGTTAGAGTTTCGATAGCCGCAGTTTTTTCAACTAGACCATCAACCACTTCACTAATTTCACTGATAGACTTTTCAACCTTTTCAGTAAAGGCTTTGTCGAAAGACTCCGCAACTGGAGCTTCTTCTTTCTTCTCAACCTCTTCTTCAGGTTCAGCTTCCTCTTCAGCAGGTTTTTCTTCTTCTGCCTCTTCAGCAGGTTTTTCTTCTTCTGCCTCTTCCTCCGCTGGTTCTTCAACGGGAGTTTCCTCCGCTGGTTCTTCAACGGGAGTTTCCTCCGCTGGTTCTTCAGCTTCTTCTTCAGCAGGTTTTTCTTCCTCCTCTACTTCAGGAGTTTCAACTTCTTCTTCCTCAACTTTTTCCTTTTCAGGTTCAGCTTCGGTTTCAGGAGTTTCTTCAGTTGGAGTCTCAACTACTTCTTCAGTAGGAGTCTCAACTTCTTCATCCTCAGCTTTTTCAATGACAGGAGTTTTCAACTCTTCATTTACTTTGGCCTTAGAATCTTTCTTAACTTTAGTTTTCATAAGGTTAATTAGTTAAAGATATAATATGAATTGGGACTACTTAACAAATTCGCATAAGCTTCAGCACATTTACTAATCTGCGCATCTTCCATTTCTGGTTTGACATTAGATGTGCCCTTTGAATACTCATACGCTTTTTGCAATGTATCTATCTCTTCCTTACTGATAGTAATTTTTTCCCTCTTTCTTTTCTCAACCAATTGTTCTTGAGTAACAAATCCTTTTTTTAATAAATCCAAATCCTTTAAGTGTCTGAATAAGTGCGACATAATAACTGTATAATCACTCGGCGTGTAATACCCCCTAAAATCAACTGCTTTCTTCATTTGATACAACACAAGTTCTTTATCCAGAACAAAATCTTTTCTATGGTGTGGCATAACCATTTCCCTGTTCCAAAGTACAATCATTTGCTCCTCTACCAAATTATCCCAAAACTCATCTTTAGTTAAAATTTCTGGGTATGAGTCAGATTCTGGTAAGTCTACACTAGACATTACTGTAATTAATTGAGCAACCAATTGTAAATCCTCCACAGTTAATCCCCTAGTATAAGGTTCATAGCAATCATCACTTTCAATAACAACATCTTTCATTACGCTATCTACCTGAGGTTCAATTTGTTTATACCACGCTGTAAAATCTTTAGCACGCATCTCCTTTACCTTCTCTTCTGTAACTTTAGAAGGCTTTTTTTCATAGTCTTTATAAAACTCAATTAATTTTTGAGCCTGCGTACTATAAGGAATAGTCTTATCTGTATTTTTTTCAAACTCATTCATCTTATCCCAATCAATAGACTTAGCCATTGATAGGGAAAGAGAAGTAGACTTATTAGACGGGTGTTTTACAATAGATATTTCCTGTAGAATAACATCTTTATAAACTTTAATACTCCTGCCTAACTCTTTTGAGTACTCGTATATTGCATCAATAACTGCACCACCTACTGATAAACCAATTTCAGAACCACGTTTTAGTAGTACTGCAATATCTTTTCCTAATGACATCTCTGTATCAATCTCTCCTTTTACATATAATCTGTTGTCTTTATCTAGTGTAGCTTCTTTCCAAATTCCAATATCAGAATAGAATTTATGTTCATGCTCGCATTTAATTGGAATATTTCCTCCATTTACGCCAGCCAACATTTTTTGGATTGCCGCAACATCAAATCTTTCTTCATCTCTATCAATAGTTGGGTCAGAAGCAACCCCCTCTATCACTATTTTACCATTGCCTTTTTCGTAGCTTTTCACCACAGACAAATTAATTTTAAACATAGGTTTATGGCTTTAAATAAATAAAAAGACCGAATTCTAAGTTGTAACTTAAACTTATTAGTCGGCCTTCTTGAGGTCTCAGGGTGTTCAGCCCTTCGTGGTTTGTCAATCTAATATAATCATATTATAAATTAGTTGGCAAGCATTTTCTTTATTTTTTTTCCTTTCTCCGTCCATGGGTGTTTATACTTAGGACCTCTCATCGCCTCTGTATCATAAGAATTTAACCAATGACACGCCCCACATTTTATTTCTATCTTTCCTATTCCTATACTTAATAGTAACAATCTTGTACAGTTACAACAAACATGCGCCACAGCTCTGGCTTGAAAATCCTTACCCCTCAAACCAATACATTGGTCTTCTCTTGATGGATAATTAATTCTTCTACACTTTGGACAAATCACCTCGACCTCGATATCACCCTCTGCCTTGTAGAGCAAGTGGTTACAATTATGACATCGAAAATCTTTCATATAATAAAGTTAAAAAATATTAGTTATTAATCTTTGTTCAGTCCACAATTCCTTGTCAGCGGTATTGAGAACTTGGTATACTTCCTTTAATTCCTTAGAAACAGCCTTTTGTACTGCCTCCTTAAGCCCAATTATTCTTACCCCATTTTCTTCCGTAGCTATAGACTTTACTAAAAAATTTGTATTCCTAGGAAATATAACTTCAGACTCTCCCCCAAATACTATATCTTTACCCCCTTTAGGAGATTCTATTTTAAACAAAATACTCATATTATCCCTGTCTACTCCCCTTGTATCAATAAAAGACTGTGCCCAATTTTTACTGTATGAAGTTGAAAAGTAAGCAGTGTCCTTAAAACTTCCCAGAGACTCCAAATTTTTTATAAATTTTTCCCCCTCTTGTGCGCTTAATCTTATACCCCTAAAGACAGGTAGTGGCTGTGATTCTAATTTTAATAAAGTATTATCTATGTATTTAGTTAATAACTTTTGGTCGCTAGATAAAACTCCTGCCCTTAGTGCCTTATTAATTTCCCAACTATTTATATTTCCTACATATTGTTTGAGAGCTTTTATCTCATCTAAATTTACACCCAATTTACCATAACCCTGCAACTGGGATATTCTTAACTCTGTCTCATATGCCTGAGTAGACACCGACCCCCAAGTAGTAGTGCCTGAAACTGGCACATTGGGCTGAACATAAGTATTATAGAATTTTTTTCTTTCTTCTAAAGAGTATGGCAAAGGCGTAACCCTTCCTTTTAGTCCTAATTTTAATCTTAGTTGCACATACCCCTCATCCGAAAGTCTTAATTGAGCATATTCTAAGGCTATTTTTCTATCTGTCCCCTCTAGCCTTCTAATTTCATCATAATAATTTCCTATCACTTTATCCTGACCTACTAAACTCTCTCCTCCAGCCCAAACGGCTTCTGGGTTCTGACACTTTTCACTTTTACCCTCAATTTCATAATCAGGACCATTATTTTTTGCTTTATTAAATAACTCAGTAACCCTATCAAAAATACTTGTATGATGTTTAACAAAATCACCACACTCTTTAAATTCATATCTAACAGTACACCTACATAAGGCATGGGCGGGCGGAGCCATTCCAGTAAAATCCGAACCTCTTACAGTATCCGTAGCCTCTATCTCAGCGTGAAAACTACTCTCAATCCCAATTGTTCCTCCATTCAAAGGTTCACATATTGGACACACCCTTTCGTCTTCGGCAGTTTCCCAAATTTTATGAGTAGCTCCGTTCATCATAGCTGTTTGCTGGCGCATCCATTCTGACACAGCTACTGTTTCTGTCATTACAATCTTTCTAGCACGCTCTTCAGAAAATCTTAAACCCGCTCCCTGCATACGTTTTATCATTGCACTCTTTCTCTCCCCTTTTTTTATCCCGATAGCTAACTGGTTCACAAAGCGTTTCTTTGTAGTTTTATCTAGCCCTTTAATCAGTGTATTGGTTCGGGACGATATTTGGGACACTAAATCCTTTTTGGACAGTCTAAACTTAATAGGTTGAGGAATCTTAATTGAATCAATAATACTCTGACCTCCTTTGTTTGCCATATTCTTAAGATACCCATTCATCTCAGGGCGAAATTTATTGTAGCTGGAAATTGACTTAGACCTTTGACCTACCTGAGTAGCCATAAAACCTAATAATGCCCCCATCTTTAAAGCGCTGGAAGTAACTGATATTTTATCTTCCTGTAAATTCTCCGTGGCCAACGCCCTTAACTCTTCTTCCGACCTAATATCATCTTCGTCCTGTTTCTTAAAACTCTTTTTCAGTTTTATCTTAACCCCCCGTCTATTAACAAAGTATTTTGGATACTCAGCATACAAGGTCTTAATAACACCCGATATAATTAAATCATTCCATTGCTCTTCCAAAGATTTCTGTATCAGTTGCTCTATTCGTTTATACTGCGGAGTTTTTGCCAGACTTCGGAAGAAATCACTACCGCCTGTGATGGGCTTCTTCTCAAACTTATCCATATATAGGAGGATAATATTTTTTAGCTTTCTTTTTAAATGACTTCTTAGCACTCTTATCCAAATTGTCAATTTGTTGAACATCACTCATGTCATCTCTATTGTCCTCTGGGTTAGGACTTGGCGCACTACTTCCTGCATCGTCTTCAAATTCATCTTCTTCCACAGGCTCAATTCCCTCTCTTTCTGATACATCCTCTGGTGAAATAACACCTTGCTCAATATAAATTTTATCTATCTCAGCCTGTTTTCTTCTATCCTCTAAATTAGTAGCCTCTTCAAACTTAAATTCATAATCACCATATCCCTGTGGAATCATTATCTCCCTATTGAAATACTCTTCTACCAAATTCTTAGTAGACTGGACGCCTCTCGAGGTAGTAAGACTCTCCTGTACCTGAGCCGTATTACCTTGAATCGTAATATCCCCATCTCTTCTCGTTACGAATAGGTGATTGGGCACTTCAAAACAATAAACCTTTCCTTTATAGAGCTTTCTAGTAATATGGTCTTTCTGCACTCCATACCCATCTCCTTGTGCCTTGCATATAAGAACTCTGTATGCCCTAGATTTATTTTCATGTGCTCCATAGTGCACTCTTAGTTTCGCCCTATAACCTAACTTATAAGAAAGCTCCTGAACATTTGAGCATAATTCTTCACTAGTAGAATAATAGGTACAAGAAGTCCTATTCTCTCTTGAATCAAAAGTACCATCCCCATCCATAAGTGCTTTCCATAATATGCTTAATTGTCTGACAGATAGCCCCATGAACTGCCTTGGTATTTTTTTCTCCTTACAATACCCACCACAATTCTCTAAAAGCCACATACAAAGCTGCTTTCCATATACATTAAATCTTATGCAACCATTCTTATCTATGCAAGAATCATAACTAAAACCCAGTCTATTTAGAACCCCTTCCATTCTTCTTGCCACTTCCCCATCATTCTGACTTAGGGTTAAGTGATACCTCTTATGTTCTAAAATATCCTTTACGGCTAACCCTCCCTCGGATATAAAGTATCCCAAAAATTCCAACCAATCATCCATCAATAGTACAGTTTCACTATTGCCAGAGCCTTTCCATGACTCCTTGGATACAGGTGGGAGTACAAAGTGACCCATCTCCACTCCATCAAACCCCTTTATAGAATCTACGAAAGAAAATCTAGCCCAAGGGATTTTTTCAGCGTCTACTTTACAATACTCTGAACCCCTAAACTCCTTTGACCACATCTTATGCTCATCTGTTACTGCTATGTTTACATTTGTATTATGAAAGTAATTTAACTCCTCATTCACATCATAAACATACTTATTCATTGGTAAATGGTACTCTAGTTTCTGATTTTGTGGGTTATATGTTGCAATTTTTTCTCCCTCTGAAACTTCATACCACTTCTTCCAACCATTTTCTGTTAAGGTTTCTGTCTCTTCATCATAACAAGCCCTATTTACATCTTGAGTGATATTAGCGTCCATACCAGACAATCCATATGCCGCTAATTTCAGTCTAGACAGCCAATCCAAATATTCAACATACTGCATATCCTTGTGACTTCCATTTTGAAATGGGATATATTTCTTAGGGTTATCTGAACCCCATACAAATTTCATTCTTTGATTTCCACCAATAACCGTAGCATTCCATAGTGCCACAAATTGCTGAGCCTCTTCATTGGACATACCCCCCAAGTCTAACATTCCAGGGGGAACATTATCCGCTGAAAAGGTTTTTGCATTATAAACCTGTGCATTCAAACTCGCTTGCACAGTCATTAATATACTTTCAATAGGTGACATACCATATCCATAGGCATCTAATTCATTCTGAGGATTCGACATCATGTAAATAATTTCGTCCTGCTTGAATTCGGCAACTACCTCATTATTTACTACTTGTACATATGCCTTGTCGGGGTCATACTCTCCCAATTTATTAAATCGAGGTCGAATAGTAGCTCCATCAACTGAATTTAATTCCATCAATTCACCTTTAGCATTATGCACCTTTTCAATTACACCAGCGTCCAGCACTAGCAAATCTTCCAATATCCTATCTAACAATACCCTCAAACTCTCAGAATTTGGGTTTAGCATTATAAATAGCGCATTTATGGATTGCAACTTTGCCTCATCAGGTTCAACCCCTGGCTTAGGTACTATCCGCCACTTGGCTTGTGATACCTCTTTCTTTATCACATTTACACATATACGAATTAGAGAATCAACTTTGGCAATCTGCCTTAGCTGTGCAAAAGAAACTTTAGTAGGTTTCGGTGTTCCCTTTATGGGGTCATACCGCATTGCATTCATATTCGCCTGAATAGGTGCAATAGCCAAAGCCTTTTTACCCTCCTTGGAAAATGCATCTCTAGCAAATCCCATAAATGAATCTCCTAACTTCGAGAAGAATGAAGGTTTGTTCATAGCTTATTAATTATTTAATAAATCATCGGGCTCACTACTTGCCAGTAAATTTAAACTCTTTTCAAGAGTACTTACTAAACCTGCTTTTTCTACAAACACATAGAACACATGCACAAATTCATAACCTTTTGGCAACATTGTATTTTTAACTGTAACTGTATTTATCTGAATATCAAATATTTCGTAACCAATGGCCTCAAGTTTATCGAGTCCATGGTTAACTTCTTCTACGCTTTCATATTTATATATCTCCATATTAATTGTACTGTAGTATGAAAATAATATTTTTTCAAGTTTTTTATTGAATTACCCCTGCGTCAAGCATTCCTTGTAGCTGTTTATAATATTTCTCTTTGGCACTCAACTCCCTCTGTTGTGCAACAGTCCTCTTATCAGCAGTATTAACTTCGGAAGAATTTGTCTGCATCATTCCCATTTCTCCCCCACTATTCTGTATTGCATTATACACCGCACCACATACAGCATCCGCCACATCTTTTGAATTATGAACAAACACTCCTGAAGCCAAGGCAAAATTTTCCGTTTCTGGAACAGTTAAATCATATACATCCTCATTAGTAGTAATTTTTTTAACAGCTAAAATTCTGTGGTTTCTTTTTGATGACGTTCGCTCAGGAAGCATTTTTGCTCTTTTAGCTCTTTGATAATGCATATCACATAATCCTCTCGCATTAGAAATTCTAACACAACCCTCCATAGAACAATTTTCCACCCTTTTACCATAGTTGCCTGCCGACCATTTAGCCCTCATTCTATCGGAATGCACTTTTTGAGCCACCTTATCCTTCCTATATACTTCATGGCCCTTTCTTAATAAGCCCTCCTTAGCACTCCATAATTTATTTCCATGATGCTTATAGTGTGCGGTTCTACTCATAACCTCCAAATTTCTTGGGTCATTGTTCCACTTAACTTCATCTTTATGGTGGACGACTTTGCCTTTTGAACATCCACCAACTGCCAACTGATGTGTCAATAATCTCTTCTTTCTAATAGGACACCACACTCTTTCATAATCCGCATAACCTCCTTTATAAGACCTTGTTCTGTATAAAGGCATTATAGAAATATCGGGAGTTAAATTTTGAGCTTTAACCCATTCTCCATCCAAAGTCATAAACAAGTGTTCTGGTGTACACCTTACAACCTGAAAATTATCTAAAGTAACCTCCACTAATTCTTTGGCAGTTTTGGTTACTCTAGCATTCCTAGCCTTTTTTATGGATACCCCGTTTTTATCCATAGAGTAAACATAAAACGCATCATTACGTTCCGAAAGTTCTTTAAAAGTAGGATTAGTTCCATCAGCCAAAGCCACTCGTGTTTCTCCTGTAAAACATCCACCTGGCGGGTGGTCAACTTTATTTGACTTAGTAATTTCTAATCTCTGCAATTCATCAAACAAAAAATCCATTTTATGGCACTTAACCCTCTTAGAATAAATTAATTCTTTCAAAGTATTATACGGCTCAATAGTTCTGTCTACTGATAAATACTCGGCTCTTATTCCTTTGCTTCTAAGTATCTGAAGGGTATCCGCTGAATTATGAACAAACACCCCAGCAGAAGTAGCAAAATTATGATTTTCCTCCACTTCAATATCCCAAACTGCATCTTCTATTCCTAAGTCTTCTATTTTAATTATCTTGTGGTTTACTGTTTCACAAAATTCTTTCCAATATCTGAAACCTTGCTTATTTATTCTATTCCTAACTTTTCTAGCGGTAGTATTTAATTTTTTACATACTTCTGAAAAAGATAAACCTGTATTTTGTTTGAGTAAATCAATAGTCAAACTAGAATCGTACATAGGGTGTTTCTCTCCATAATGAGCTGTCTTTCTTTTAGCCATTTTCTTTCTATGCTGTTCATTTGACCATAATTTCTTTTGCATTTCTGACATATTTTTTCTGGCATCTTTGCTAGTTTCAGTCCCCTTTCTTACAGGGTTATTTCTGTTTCTCTCAGAAATAATTTTACTGATTTTTTCATGTTCTTCTTGTCTTCTCCATCTTTTTTTATTACCTTTAGCTAAAGCTTTCTTCATTCTATCGGGATTTTCTTTCCAAATTCTTCTAGAGGTTTCAGCCAATGCTTTGTTGCGTCTTTCTTGTGCTTCAGTATTTCTAGATAATTTTTCTCTGGCTATCTCTAAACCTTTTATTGCTAAATCTCGATGTAATTTTCCGTGTTCTTTATAACTTAAACTTTCTAAATTAATAGGTTCATTATTACGCTTGTCTCTATTCTTGTGGTGAATTACTTTACCTCGTTCTATTTCTTTTTTCTGGCGCATAATAGCCCTATGAGTATACTCCCAACTTCCTCTAGAATGGAGCACCATTTCATAATCTTTTAAATCTTTCATACCCTTTTTTCTATACAAAGGCATTAAACTTTCTCCTACTTTCAGATCTTTAACTTGTTTAAAAGAGCCATCTCTTAACATAAATGGGTGATTATCAGAACAATCAATATGCTTACCATTATCTAAATGTACTCTAAATATTTTCTTTTTTCCCGATGACCAAACATTTCTAACCTTGCCAAAACCAACATCACCCTTTTTATTTATAGAATACACATACTCTCCTGGTTTAATATCTTCTATTTTTTTGTCTTCACCTTTTAACAAAGATAACTCTGTTTCTTTTAATAATGACATATTTTTATCTTTAGTATTATTACCATTATTATATATTAAACTTTGAAATTGACCGAAGGTTGTTACAGGAATCTTTGTTCCAGAACGTAGACATTGAAATTGGTCGAGTGTTACTAATTTAATTGAATACCCCATAGCCTTCAGGGCGTATATCTTATTTCTTACCTCTTCAAAATTTATTTCTCCCGTTACACCCGCTGATATTCTTTCTGCCAAATCAACCACAATTTTCTTTTGTCGTTCTCCTGTTATCTCGTTCTCTTCCCAGCCATCGAAATGAGTCATAGCAAATCCAGCGTGGTCTCCCTTTCCTTTTTTATTCAGCGCCAAATCTATATGTATATAGTAACTAGTCCTCAGAGCGGGTTCTGCGAATTTATACTTACCATCTGACTGCAAGGGAGTATCAATACTCTCATCAAACATCGTCTTAATTACATGAGGGTGTGCCATGAACGCCTCAATAGTCATACTTGGTAATGCCGCAAAGTCCCTCTTGGCTTTATCTGGGTCTTGCAAGAAACTCTTTTTATACTCGCCAGGAACTTCCCAATATGTTTTCGTAGATATAAACTCATCTGTTACAAAACAAATATCTGCTTTGTTACTTAAATCTGGCTTATCATCTACTAAACCATCTCTGCTATGAAAATAAAACTTGTTAGCCATATCCGCTTGTTTCAGAGGTCTTGTTTTCCATGTCGGTATCTGAGAATGATAAATCAAATCAGGGAACTTCTTAGCGTCCTCAAGTTTATTCATTATAAAATCGCCCTCATATCTAGGAGATGAAATCATAACCACCAATCCATCATTACCAAATCTGGATACAATACGTCTTTGCAGGGCATTATAAATTTCTTCTGCTATCTGCTTATTCTCATTGTCCATATAAAAAGCCGCCTCATCTAATACAGCGTAAAAAATATTATACCCTAATGGTGTAGTTGACTTACTGTTACCCGACACTAGTAATATATTTTCTCTGGAAAATCTTATATTAGTAGTAAGCACCTTGGGGTTGAACCTTTTGAACCAAGGGCTTTTCTCCATTAAGTTCCTAATACCCGTAAAACAGTTCTCCAACGCTTGTGTAGCAGTAGTACCCATATTCATTATGGTAATGGGCTTATCTTTAGCTAAATAATAAGTAGCGTGAGGATTTCTAAGACACAAAAGATAATGAGTAGCGTAGCAAGCTAGTATTTCTGACACAGTTGTTTTTCCTGCACCTATCCCCGCTACAATAACCGCCTCTGAATATCCCTTCTCTATAATATCCCTACACATCTCCCTTACTTTCGGATAAACATAATCACCTATTCCCAAATATCTATTATCATCTAAAAAGGTATCAATGCTAACTCTGGGATACCTCCATTTTTTCCTGTCTGTTAAGTATTCTTTGAAGTACTGTATGTCAGTCTTGTTTCGCATAATACCTGAATGCTCCTTTAACATTTGGAGAACATTCTCCGAAAAGTTTTGCATGAAATTTGGTATTTTAGTAACAACTTTGGACATAATTAATCATTATCTTCTACAATCTCTCCCTCTTCCATTTTATCTATGGTCGTATCAAGAAATGCAACCAAAGCCTCTAAGGCTTCGGGCTTGGCGTTCTCTAGGTCAGCAGTACCTGAATCATAAATATTATTTATATTATTTTGCTGAATATTTACATTTATATTTTGCCTTCCCAAATTCCAATTCTGCAATTCAGCATAGTTCATTTGCATTTTATGTAAACTCTCTAAACCTGCCATATACTCAAAGGGTTTCCATGTCTTACTCTGCTTAGCCATATGCAATGAAGCTTTTTCAAGAGTCAATTCCATTTGAGCCAAAAAAGCCACACGCAACTGTTCTAAATGGTCATAGTCTTCGTTGCTTAATGGCTTGTTCTTCCTGAAGTAGTTTGCAATATCCCTATCAATAGTTCTTCTCGAAACCCGCCCCCAACCTTTTATTGAAGCCAAATTATTTATTTGTTTTACAATAGTGGCATTACTTACTCCTGCTAATTTTAACCCCACAGAATATTCCCTCCTTGCCTCTACTAGCTCTATGGGTACAGCATTTCTACCCGCCATTTAAAATATTGTTTAAAAAGTATTGCTACAAACCACAACCTCTTTAAACAGCCCTTTTTGTTCCAAAGAGCATGACTTGTAATCTAGGACTAAAATTGTATCCGTTTTTATATGCATACTCCCATGTGAACTACACCGGAGCCTAAAGGCATCGGTGCTTCCTGCTTCAACCTACCACTACTTCTTAGGGATTGCTCCGTTCGTCCATAGTTGGGTAGTCCACAGGCTTGAATTTCCGCCATTCCAGCGGTGATATTTTCTTGTATTTCTCATAATTCTATTATATACTTTAGTGAACCTATGGTCAAATACTTTTTGGTCTGATGACTACTTTGCTTGTAGTACTGGAGATGCTAGCACAGAAACAATTATGGAGTATATCAGAACACAAGGATGATTAGGTGCTTACATCCCCTAGCCTAAAGGCATAGGGGTTTTATATAAATTATTTTCTCACCTCTGTTTCTACAGGATTAGTTACGCCTTTTACTGCCCACATAACTAACTCTTCTAATTTCGTTTTAGCTACTGCAATATGTCTTGGGTTAGCGTCAAACGCTGTACAAATATCTTCATATAATATCTGTGCCTTTTCTTTGATAGAGGCTACCTTTTCTTTCTGAGATAAAGTAAGCTCTTTGTACTCTGGTATAAATGGATTTTCCATAATTAATTAATTTATAAATTTTTATACTCTGCAAAAGCGGTAGGTGTTTCCCATACAGTTACAGTTCTTAAGTTAATATTTTTAGCCCTAAACTCTTTGACTAACTGGTTATACATCCACTCTGCCATATTTTCTGCCGTAGGAACAAAATCAACTGCAATAACTCTCCAACCTTTAGACTGAAAGAATTGGATAGTATCGCTATCATATTGATTGGATAGCATACACCCGTGGCCAAGAGTTTCATCGAAAAAAGTTTTAGCTATCTTTTTTACTGTATGGAAGTCAACTACCATTCCCTCATCGGCATCTCCAACACTATTATCATCTTCTAGCATATTTGGACCAACAAATGTCAGCCTAACTTTATATCTATGCCCGTGTAAATTCTTACACAACCCTGAATGATTAGGCAAACGATGCGCCATATCAAACTCGAAATCTTTAGAAATTTTCATATATTAATTCAATTAAATGTAAAATAGTCATAGCAAGCATTAAACCTACGAGGAAGCATACAATTCCTGCAACAGGTATCCACAAAGGAGAAAATACCCAAATCCAAGACCAAAAAATTATTTCTGTAATTTTCATAGAAGCAAAAATTACAACTAAAGCTACTAAGCAACCCAATGATGTTTGTTTACCATATGTTTTCATACTTATAATCCATTAAATTTATTTAGTATGTTGCTTCATTACCTTATTATAGTCTTCAATATGTTCTTTTATAGGACGAGTTCTATTACAAAGGTTGCAAATAATAAAAACATCCTCCTTCTTCACATTTCTACGTTTTCCATCAATCATAACTATATCTGAATACTTTTTAAAGTATCGGCAGAACTTCTGCTGGTGCGCATTACCACACTCGCATACAGTTAACCCCTGACCAAACATATAAACAACCTTTATTCCCTCTACTTTTGGAACATTGGGAACCGATGATACAGATGTATTTTCACTCATATTATTTTTTAGTTTTTTCTGGTGTAGGCGATAAGCCCTCTAGTTTATTGGCTATCGATAACCAAATTTTTCTAGGACCAGCATTTCCATTTAAAGTAACATTCTCAGGCTTTTCTAGTTTGACTTTCATAAAATTAAAATATTCATCGTCCATCTGCTTGCTATTTAACTGCTCAATGCAAGCATCCAGTTTGCGCATATCCCCCAAAGTTCTAAAAGGTTGGTTCTCTAGTATATACGTAATACTAGCTACCTCTTCTTTTGTAAAATTTATTGCTTTCATTTTTATATAATTAAAAATTAAATTACATTTTTAGCTTAGCATACTTTTTTAATTTTTTCAATACCCCCACGCCCAATGGCATTTCTGACATTTTGGTTTATACTTATAGCTTATCTAAGCCATTTATATTTTACTAAATGTCTATCTATTTGTTCTTCTTTTTCTTAGACTTAGGTTCTTCTTCTGGCTCTACCTCTGGCGAAATTTCTGGTTCTTCTTCAGGTTCATTTATCATTTCGACAAATTCTTCTGTTATCTCTGGGGTATCCATACCATTCTGAACTGCATTTAACCTTTCCGCCCGTTCTAGAACTTCTGCGTGCTTATCGGGAAAATTATTTTTCAGAAACGCATCACATATTTCTGTTATTCCTACCTCTGGTGAATTACTTCCCGTCATATGTATTGCTGACTCAACCATATCTAACTGAGTAAGAGTGAAACCAAAGGTTAAATCATTTACCAAATTTTCGCCCCCAATTAAATCGTCTGGAATATCAGGGTCATTATTCAACGCTTCTAACTGTGAGGGGTCAAAATCCAATAACTCTTCATAACTTCTTATTTCTTCCTCTGTAAAACCTAACAATACGACCAACTCTTCTTCGGTGTAGGTTTTCTTTAATTCTACTAATACTTCAGCGAGTTTAAGGCTATCAAATTCGCCACGAAGTTTATTCATGGTAATCGTTCTAATCATAGCCTCTGCATCATTTTTTGTTTCCACAATGCACTCTACCTCTGTCCAAGCTAACTCTTTCAGTGCTTGCCATCTATGCTCCCCATCTATAATTTCATACTTTCCCTCTTCGGTAGGGTGCGCTCTTACAATTATTGGCTGAGTAAAGCCATCTCTCTTGATGTCTTCCATCAGCGTTCTTTGGGTTTTTTCATCAACCACATTAGGATTCCATGTATTTGGAACTATACTGTTAATATCAATTTTTTGAATATCCATTCTGACATACTCCAAGGGCTAAAGCACCTTGGGTTCTTCAGGTCAAAAGCCCCACTATTGTGGTAGCCTCGCTGATACCGTTGTCCACGGTGGTTAGTGCTAAAATATTCCTGCTTGCGTTCTCATCCCTGTCTAAAACCAATCCACACGAAAGGCAGATATGGGTTCTGACCGACAAGGACTTTTTCACGATGTCTCCGCATTGGCTACACTTCTGGGAAGTGAAACATGGGTTCACTTTCACCAATGCCTTTCCAAGCATTTTCAGCTTGTAGTCCAGCATATTGGCAAAGATTCCCCAGCTTGCGTCCGAGATTGATTTTGATAGGTGTCTATTTTTCACCATCCCTTTCACATTCAAATCCTCCATCGCCACAAGATCATATCCTTTGGCGTACCTGCTTGAAGTCTTATGCAGAAAATCCCTGCGTCTGTTTGCTATCCTCTCGTGGGTTCGTTTGATGGTGTGGTATGCCTTTGCCTTCCGTTTACTCCCCCTTTTAGCCTTGGAAGCCTTGCGTTGCTGGATAGCGAGAAGAGCTTCGGATTCCCTAAAACTCTTTGGGGGCACAATCTTATTCCCCTCGGAATCGGCTACAAAGTATTTCAGTCCAAGGTCGATTCCTATCTTCTTTTCGCATTTTACACTTAGCTTCTCGGCTACCTCATCAACAACCTGCAAATACCATCCGCTTGCCCGTTTCACAATCCTCGCTTCGCTTGGATTCGCTAAGTTCTGCAAGCCTCTGGTCTTGATTCCATCCAGCCCGTATTTTTTCCAAGTCACGAGGTACTTCCCGTCAATCCTGTAATCGGTTCCGTATTGTCTGAGATTTAGACTGCGATAACGCCCGAACTTCTTGAACCTCGGGAATCCGCCAAGTTTGAAAAAATGCTGATAGGCGTTGTTCAGGCGGTAGATGACCATCTGCCTTTGGCTTGCTGGCAAGTCGCCTTTTCCCTTTCCAATTTTCTGTAGGTCATAGCGAGATATATTTTTCTTATCAGTCTCCCATGCGCTCTTTTTGGTCTCAAGGCAGAAATTGTAGAACAGCCTCGATTCCTCAAGGAGTTTTTCCAGAGTGACAATCTGCTTTGCCGATGGGTATAATTTTGCTTCTCTCGTAAGGTTCATGGTTAGATTCTAGCACCTGCTAAACTTCAAGTCAATACCTCTTTCATTTACTGTAGGTGTTCGCTCTCATCCCACGGCTAAAGTGTGTGGGATTTCCCGCTCACTCTATTAATTATTATTCCCACGGAAAACAAACCCACCCGTCTTTTTCTTTCACGCAGTAATCTACTAGGTCGGGTGAGTGTGGTTTTTTATATAAAACAGCAATTTTAGAATTAGGATAATACTTTTTTGCTAACTCTAAAGTCTTGCCAGTGTCAATTAAATCATCGACTATCAACCAGTTATACCTTTTGGAAACCTCTGTACTGGCGGGTATAACTTTTAAATCTTTCTGTTCATTATCTTTATTATAAGAAGTTATACAAAGCGTCCTTATCAACTTTACTGAAAGATATCGAGCCAAAAAATAGGCTGGTACTAGCCCTCCCCTAGTAACTGCCAGTATTTTAGTACTAGCCTTATAAGGAATTGAATCGGCTAAAGCCTTAATATCTTTTTCAAATTCTTCCCATGATATTTTAATTCTCTGGTTTGACATGAATATTAATAAGTTTAGTTTTAAATTTAAACTTTTCTGAATCTTTCAAATATAAAGCAACCAAATCCACAATATCCTTAGCCTCCGCCTTATCGCTTATTCTGAAATACACCGTAGGTTTTGTTATTATTCTATCTCTTACATACGCTTTAGCATTTTCATATTCTTTTACTGACTTAACATTAATAAATATTTCATCCAAATCTTGCAACAAAGGCAAGTTTCTAGGGTCAACATCATTCTTCTTATCGGAAGGTGGGTTGAGTCTTAGGCAAAAAATTATATTACGCTGTCTACGAACAGTTTCAATAACATCTGAAGCATCTGTAATATAATAAATTATCTTTCCCTTTGAAATCAAACCCTCTATCACAGTCTGAATATCGGTATTATCAATTAGCTTGCCCTTTACTAAAACATTTCTAAGCGGACATTCTAAAACCTTTTGTAAAATATCATTAACTTCCATATCTTCACCTTTCTCGCTGACGGCAACCATTGTACAGGGAGTCCCAACCAAAGAACCTTCGGTAAGAACTATCTGTTTTATAGGTAGTATTTTTAACATAATAAAAAATTATACGCCCCGTTTCTTCGGGCCGTGAAGTAAAATATTAAATCTGTTTGACATTCTATAACCTTTTGCCAAACATTGTTGCTCTATATAAGGTAAGGTTCTCATCATTCCCACTGTATCCGTAGGAAAAGGTTTCAGCCAAATCCTAGAGGGTACAATTTTAAAATCGCTTTGCAGTATCTTAACCTCCTTCATATCGCTTTCATGTCTAATTTCAAATAAAAATTTTGCTTTCTTATTCTCTACTAAAGCATTCAAGCTATCCTTTTTAATTCTGTTATGGTGGGTTTCCATAACTGAACCATGAGCCGAATTCCCTAATTTGACCTGAACATTATATTGACCAACATACTTATCTAACTCTAGCAACGGAACAGTTCTCCCATTCGTTTCCATTTCCACAAAAGGTAACCTTCCAAATTTCCCCTCAAATTCTTTGAAAAAGCTAATTAAACCCTCTTGCTGTAACAATGGCTCTCCCCCAGTAATAATTAAATGAAATTTATTACCTAAGGACAACTTAGTTATCTGTGCTACTACTTCGGAAACTTCCATTACTTTTTTATTCTTCTCTGGGTTATCCGAGGCAAAAATATGAATTGAATTTCTGTCGTGATAGTCTGTACCAAAAAGCCTCACCAATACCGCGGAATATCCTGAATAACTGCCTTCTGCCTGCACTGCTGGGTACACTTCACTTAGCTCTAGCTTGCTCTTCATATAAATAGGTGTTCAATTGATAAATTAATGAACATCCTTAAACCTCAAATTAAGCCTACACCAGCTCTATAAAATTGTCAACTTTTTTATTCATATCGGCATTCGTTCCTTGCTTCCCACCCCGCACAAGCATTCCTCCAAGCCTCATCTACAGCCTCTCTGAAGCCCTCATCGCTAGAATATATATCTTCGGCAGTCATACTTTCCTGCCCCTCCTCAGCATACTCTTCTTTTAAGGACTCTTTATTATTTTCAAACCAATCCTTGAATTCATAGTATAGGCTCTGTGTCTGCACTTGGCAGAACAGTAAGTCCTTGACCTTTTCTTAGTTATAGGCTTGTTGCATATCTTACAGTTGTTTAATATCTCTACTTTAAAATGTTTTCCCATTGTTGTGAGTTATTAATTTATATTCTTCGGGGGCTAGGTCAATGCCTTAGTCCTCTATTGGAAAAGTTTCCCCTGCCAGTAATTTAGTAGTAATTTTCTGAACAATGGTTTCGTGCATTTCATTTGCTTTATCATCAGCATCTTTTTCATTAATGCTCCACTCGCTGTCAAAGTTTATCTGTTTGCTTACATCAGCGTCATAATATCTTTTATCATTTAGGTCTGAATAAAAAGCCATTGTTTCGTAATATCTTTTGTAGCCGATTTGTTCAATAGTTCCGTTATGTCTCCAGCACCCTACACTACTTACAACAATTTTTATGTCTTTATATTCAAGTAATGTATTTCTTCTAAATTCACAATCATGGGCAAGAATGAAATGTCCAGCCCAACCACGTTCCGTTCTGATGACATTTAAATCTTTAATGTTTTTCATATAATATT